CATTACCTTTCTTTTCGTGGCTCGTAAACCATATCGGCTGGTTTGGATCTTGCATCTATTACTCCTTTTAAAAATGTTGTCCATTGAATTCCAACTTTACCCCAACTGTAATAAATATTGGCGTAAGCTGATTGAGATTCTAAATGGTTATGTATTTGTTTTGCATGGATAGTCTTAGCCGCCTGCTCTATTGCAAAACCAAATTTTTGAGCTAGCGCTCTGTTATTATCGTCGTAGGGAACATACATTGGAAACTCTGCACCTGTTTCGTACAAGGCACCAAAATCTGTGGTTATACAATATAAACCAGCTGCCATACATTCTAACAAAGATATACAAGACGTTTCTTCAAAGATACTAGGATAAGCGTACATATGATAATTTTTTAAATTTTCTTTTATATATCTATTAGGCTTATATCCTATATAGTTTACGTTAGGTAAGGCCTCTGCTTGCGCGTAGAGTTCTTTATAGTGTTTATCATTTTGATCATAAAAATCTTTTCCATAAACTTCGGTAGAAGAATATACATCTAAAGTTATTAAAGGATTTTTAACTAATTGCATTGCTCCTAATAATACAGATAAACCACGCCATGGTGTGTTTTGATGAATTATTTTTATAGGATTTCCTTCTTGATAAGGTGTAGATTTTTCTATTTTATCTATACCATTTTTTATAACCACAGATCTACTTGTAGGAATATTAAAATGATTTCTATATTTTTCATAAGTCCAATGAGAGTTAAATACGTACCAATCATACTTACTGTGATTAGCTGGATTCTTAAACCAGGGAGCTAAGTTAGGTTGATCATAAGAATTCTTTTGCCAAAGAATGTTTGGTTTAGTTGGATGTAATGGTATTTTTTCTGGAACCGAAGTGCATATCTGCACTTGATCTAATAAACTTTTATCTACGTGTTTTTCTAAATACTCGAATTGTAGTTCTGTTCCACCCTTAGGGCTTTGATTTCTTATTTTCATTCATTACTTTCTGAAATACTTCTAAACCTTTATTAGTAACCTGCACAGTAACGTCCTCAACAATATCAGGTCCTTCCATTTTTTCTGAAGAAGTTTTACCTGTTTTTGTGTTTCTGTAAGTAGTTATAGTCGTACAGTCTATCTTTATAGTATTATCCGTTTTCATTCTCTCTGTTTATTAAAGCATAATTTACAACAACTGTTACTTTACTAGCTGTTGCGGCTTGTGCTTTTATAGCATCTCCCGCTTCTAAATTCAAGCTTTGTGGTGTGGCATTTTCTGAACTAGAGGCACCCATACTTTTTCTAAAAAACTCTATGTCTGTGCTTGCAGAACTATCTCTTAAAGACGCATTACACAATATGGTTCCAGTGCTTGAGTTACTGAAATACACACTTTTGACAATAGCCACAGCTGACGTGGAGATAGTTAAAACAGTATTAAGATTGGTATCCGCTAAAGACTTAATTGCGTTTTTGTATTGAATACTCATGACATGAAATAATTAAAAGTATCTTGTTCATTTTTTAAATCTTCTTGAAAAGAAAAATTAAGTTGTTGTTTCATGGTAGTTAAAGACTCTATAATTTGTCTTTGATTATCTACCTCATACTCTGGTTTAGGTTCGGGTATGTAGTTAGTTATCTTGGCCATAATATTTTATTACACTCGTCTTGGTCCTCCTGGTCCCCCAGGTCCCATGCTTTGACCACCAACTCCTTTATTCATATCACCTGGTCCTTTTGATCCTCCCGATCCTCCCGATCCTCCCGATCCTCCTTTTTCGGTGTCATAAGATTGATCTTCAAATGCAAAACCCGCTGTTGTTCTAGGAGTTAGGTCGGTAGGAAATTCTCCTGCACCTCCAAACTCTTCTGTAATTTGTGAGCCTTGATCAATTAAGTTTTTTCTTGCTTGTGTTATTAAATTAGTAGGATTTTTTACACCCTTTAATAGACTAGCTAAATTAGTATAGTTCCCTTGTATTTTACCTAGAGGATACTCCGCACCAATTTGTTTTGGATTAAGAAAATTAGATAATAAATTAAAAATTCCTACAGGAGCATCAGTAAGCAATCCGTCTACATTTTTACCTTCTTCGGTTTGATACGCCCCTGTTCTCATATTTTTATATGCAGTTATTTCGGTTGGAACAAAATCAAATCTACCTGGAGCTAATTTAGTATAAACATTTCTAGTTATAGTTTTTTTATCATCCATATCTAAATCACCAAACCTGCCTCCTCCTCCAGGGAAGTCATCTCTAGGAGGTGTTTTTGTTGAATACAATGTTTCTATGCCCGTAGGTTCTTCTACTGGTTTTATAACAATAGGATTTGTAGGATCTATAGTAATAGGGGGTGGTGGAAAAATACCACCTATATCAGGTAAGCCTTGTTGTAAATATTTTTGCGCTAAATCAAATAAAGTATTTGCCATTATCTTCTTCCATCTGGTTGAGCATCTAATCTAAGTGTTCCATATCTCCACGTCTCACCAGTTGAGTCGTTTTCTATTTTAAGAGATACTAATCTTCCTCTTGCTCTAGTATCTACCTTATCAGTTGTTGTTGTAACTGTAAAGGGTCCAAGTGGAGAACTTACAGGGGTATCATCTGGAAAATCACTAACAAACAAAGTAATTTTTGCGTTGCCTTCTTGATATTTAAAATCAGGTATAAATCTTCTAACAGACATAATAAACTCTCCGTCGCCTCTGTAATCAGCTACACCAGTTGATTGACCTAAAGCACTTCTTCTAGAAGTTATGTCGTAGTCCCCTGATCTAATAAATGCAGGTATTGCTGTGGTACCCACACTATTAACTTGGTCGTTTCCTACCTCATGAGCATAATAAATACTGGCTCCGTACGTACTAGTAATTCCTAATATATCAGGAAAAACAGGGAGTGAACTATCTCCGTAATCAGTTGCATAAGGCACTTCAAACACTCCTTGATCTTGATAAGTCGTTCTGTCCAAAGTAGAAGTAGTCCAACAATTCTCTAAGTAATTATAAGTTACACATCTATCAATTTGATCAGATCCGGACTTTGGATAAAACCAATTAACCTCTGTATATAAATTATTTGATCCAGAAAATATAACATCACTAGAACCAAAATTTAATCCTAAGTTAGTTCCATCGGTTGTAAAAACAAAATCTTCAACAAGAGATGGTAAAGATTTGACTGTTCCGTCATATGCAAAAAACCCTCCTTGTGTTCCCATCCAAAACACAGCTCCATTAACATAAGAAGCTGCATGTTGACCTATGCATCCACAGTTTGTACCTACTTGTCTAACTGAAAAAGTAAATGGAGGACCCACAAATTGTATTACATAAGCTGCTAAGTCTGTTATTACAAAAACATAATCCTTACCCTGAATGGCTGCTCTTATCTCATTACCAGTATCTAATCTAAAAGTTCCCGCGGTGTTTGTAGCTGTGGGAGTGTAAGTATTTAAATCCTCTTGATTAGAGAATCTTACAAACATAGGATCTTGCGTGGCTGGCGTTCCCACCGTCGTTTCTGTCCCGAAGTGAAACAGATGTCTATCTCTGTCAGACACTAAAGTTATTCTAGTGGCTGTGGGATTATTTGTAGTTTGAAAGTTCGAAGTTGTTTTAGACGCTCTAATTGTTCGAGCGTTGGACGCTCCAGCGTTCCACGTAAAAGTTTCTCCGTTAAATATTGTGGCTACTAAAACTTCACCAAAGTTATCTAAACTCCAGTTCCCTGAATCTAAGACAACATCACTTGTTGCTCTTGCTGTTCCCCAAGTGGATGTGTTCCAAGTAGATGTACCCCACCCATATCCGGTTGTTTGAGTGGTTGGTCCCACAATAACGTAAGGGTTAACTGTTGCAGCTCCTGCAGCAGTCATTCCAGAACCTGTTTCCACACTAACTGCTTGCACGGTAAATTTATCAATATCTGGTACAGTTAATATTTCATAAGTTTTTTGTAAATCTGAAGCTGTAAATCCACTAGCCCCAGTCACTGTTACAGCAGACAAAGTAACATATCTTCCCACAAGTAATCCATGAGATCCTTTGTTGATCGTGACAACATCTGAATTATTTACAGTGGTAAGAGTACACCCCGTAATAGCGGTGTCTAACGGACTGATATCGTAAAAATCATTTCCATAATATAAAAATAAACCTTGTGATGTTCCTATGGCCGTATATCTCTCTCCTTTTAAACTAGTAAAAGATAG